AATTACTGTATAGTTGCACCGCATATGTATCAAGGACGTATTGATTCATTAGTAAACCGTATAACAACGTTTGCTGATATGATACAATTAACATCGTTAAAACTACAACAAGTAATCGCAAGGATGGTACCAGACGGTGTGTTTGTAGATGTTGATGGTTTAGCTGAGGTTGATTTAGGTAACGGTACTAATTATAATCCACAAGAAGCTTTAAACATGTATTTCCAAACTGGTAGTATAGTTGGTAGAAGCTTAACACAAGATGGAGATCCTAACAGAGGTAAAGTACCGATACAAGAACTACAAACCTCGAGTGCTAACGGTAAAATACAATCATTAATTAATACATATCAGTATTATTTACAAATGATTAGAGATGTAACAGGGCTTAATGAAGCAAGAGATGGTAGTTTACCTGAAAAGAGTACACTAGTAGGGTTACAGAAGTTAGCCGCTAACGCATCCAACACTGCAACTAGACATATATTAGATGCTAGTTTATATTTAACTCTTAGAACTTGTGAAAACGTATCACTTAGAGTAGCAGATATGATAGATTTTGATCTTACAAATGCTGCTTTAGTAAAAAGTTTAGGTAAATTTAATGCTGCAACACTACAGGAAATAGATACATTACACTTATATGACTTTGGTGTTTACTTAGATTTAGAACCTGAAGAAGAAGAAAAAGCTATGTTAGAGCAAAATATACAAATGGCTTTACAACAGCAGCAAATATATTTAGAAGATGCTATTGATATTAGAGAAATTAAAAATCTAACACTAGCTAATCAAGTATTAAAATACAAGAGACAACAAAAACAAGAGAAAGAACAAATACAGCAACAGCAAAATATTGAAGCTCAAGGTAAAGCTAATCAAGAAGCTTCAGAAGCAGCTGCAATGAACGATGTTCAGAAAGCTGAAGCCGTAGCTCAAACAGAAACACAAATAGAACAATCCAAATCTCAGTTTGAAATACAAAGAATGGAAACTGAAAACCAACTTAGGTTACAAATAATGGCTCAACAATTTGAGTATGACATGAAACTTAAGCAAATGGATGTAGATAATTCTAAGAAAAAAGAAGCTGAAATAGAAGATCGTAAAGATAAACGAACTAAAATACAAGCTACTCAACAATCTCAGTTAATAGAACAAAGACAAAATGATACTTTACCTATTGATTTTGAAAATGAAGATCCTACAGGCATGGGATTAGAACAATTTATGCCACAATAAATTATTTTTATTAATTTTTATTATATTATATTATGTCAGAAGAAACACTAGAAGAAGGTACTTTTAAGGTAAAGCTTAAAAAACCTAAACAATTAAGCAAACAAGATAAAACTATTAAAGTAGATTTATCTAAACCAAAAGAAGAAGTTACTCCTGTAGAAGAAACAGAGGTAAAAGATACACCTGTAGTTGAATCAACAAAGGTAGAAGAGCCAGTACAAGAGTCCAGCGAGGTTGCGGAACCAAAAGAAGAAAAACCTATAATTGAAGAAATAAAAGAAGAACCTGAAGAAGAGGTGATTTCTATAGGTGAAGAAATGGTACAATCATCAGAACAACCAGTAGTAAAAGTTTCAGATGAAGTAAAACAAGATATTAATCTACCTGAAAACATTGAAAAAGTCGTAGACTTTATGAAAGAAACAGGTGGAACATTAGAAGATTACGTAAGATTAAATGCAGATTATTCTAATGTAGATAACGATACTCTATTAAGAGAGTATTATAAACAAACTAAATCTCACTTAGATTCAGAAGAAGTTAACTTTCTTATGGAAGATAATTTTAAGTATGATGAAGAGTTAGATGAGGCAAGAGATATTCGGAAGAAGAAACTTGCATATAAAGAAGAGGTTGCAAAAGCTAAAAACCATTTGGAAGGTTTAAAAAGTAAGTATTACGAAGAGATCAAGTTGAGACCTGGTACTACTCAAGAACAACAAAAGGCTGTAGATTTTTTCAACCGCTACAACGAAGAGCAAAACACAGCTCAACAACAACATGAAACGTTTAAGTCTAACACTAAAGATTATTTCAACAATGAATTCAAAGGTTTTGAATTTAGCGTTGGTGAAAAGAAATTTAGATATGGAGTTAAAAACGTTAATGATGTTGTCGATAGTCAATCGAACATTAATAATACGATCGGGAAGTTCCTGGATAAAAAAGGTAATGTTGCAGATGTCAAAGGTTATCACAAAGCTATGTACGCTGCTGATCACGCTGATACTATAGCACAGCATTTCTATGAGCAAGGCAAGTCCGATGCAATTAGAGATATTGCAGCTAAGTCAAACAACGTTGATACTAATCCAAGATCAAGAGCTCCTGAGGATGTTTTTGTTGGAGGGTTTAAAGTTAAAGCAGTGTCTGGTATTGATTCTTCAAAATTGACAATCAAAAAACGGAAATTTAACTAAAAATTATTATTAAAAATGGGACAAATTAATCCTGTATACGGCTCGATCGTGCCGTCACTACAACAACAAATCTTAAATAGCAACTACTTAAACTTTGCTAATGGAGGTGGAAATGACTTCGCTCAACAATACCTTCCTGAAGTTTATGAAGCTGAGGTTGAAAGATATGGAAACAGAACTTTATCTGGTTTCTTAAGAATGGTTGGCGCTGAAATGCCAATGACATCTGATCAAGTAATATGGTCAGAACAAAACAGACTACACATCTCTTACACAGGGTGTTCAGTAACAAGTGCTGGTGGAGCTGCAATCGGAATTATATCAATTCCTTCTACTGCTTCTGTATCACCTGTAACTGGTGGTGGTCAAACTACACCTATTCAAACAATTGGTGTTATTAACCTTAACGACACTGTAGTTATCATGAACACTGCAACTGGTGTTACAGTTAAAGCTGTAGTAGTTGTTGCTCCTGTAGTAGCTGCTGGTGGTGCACCTGCAACTCAAATACAAGTTACTTCATTTACTGCTGCTAACCTAAACTCTTTAGGTACTGCTGCTAACTTGAAACTATTTGTATATGGTTCTGTGTTTGCAAAAGGAACAGGGCAATCTCTTGCTGCTGCTCAACCACAGTTCACTCAATTCAACAACCAACCAATTATCATAAAAGACAGATACCAAATCAATGGTTCTGACACTGCGCAGATTGGATGGGTTGAAGTTGCTACTGAAGATGGTACATCAGGATACTTATGGTATCTAAAGTCTGAGTCTGAAACAAGACTGAGATTTGATGACTACTTAGAAATGGCAATGATTGAAGGTGAATTAGCTTCTGCTACTGGTCAGTTTGCTGTACAAGCTGCTGCTGGTAACATTGGTAACACTGGATTTAATGCTGCTGTTGCTGCTCATGGAACGCAAGGTTTATTCCAAGCTATCCAAACAAGAGGTAACATTATGTCAGGATTCTCTGCTGCTACTGGTATCAGTGATTTCGATCAAATCCTTAAAAACCTTGATACTCAAGGGGCTATTGAAGAAAACATGTTATTCTTAAACAGATCAACTGATCTTGGTTTTGACGATATGTTATCTCAAATCTCTGGTGGTTCACAAGGTGGTACTGCTTACGGTTTATTTGAAAACTCTGAGCAAATGGCACTTAACCTAGGATTCTCTGGATTTAGAAGAGGTTCTTATGATTTCTACAAAACTAGCTGGAAATACTTAAACGATGCTTCTACAAGAGGTGCTGTTGCAGTTAGTGGAATAGATGGTGTATTAGTACCTGCTGGAACTTCTACAGTTTATGACCAACTATTAGGTACAAACGTTAGAAGACCATTCTTACACGTAAGATACAGATCTTCAGAAGCTGATGACAGACGTTACAAGTCTTGGATCACTGGATCTGTTGGAGGTGTATACAACTCTGCACTAGATGCGATGCAAGTTCATTTCTTATCTGAGAGATGTCTTGTAACTCAAGCTGCTAATAACTTCGTGTTATTCCAAGCTTAATACTTTTTTAAAGAGTTAGGCGCTTCGGCGCCTAGCCCTTTATTTTTTTTAATTATATTATATCATATTATGTCAAAGACAAAAGAAATCAAAGCCCCTAAATGGGAGATTAAAACTAGAGTGTATTATTTATTACACGACATTACACCACTAACATTTACATTACAAACCAAACATAGTACTCAATATCCTTTATTATATTTTGATAAAAGTACAAACACACAAAGAGAATTAAGATATGCAACTAATCAAAACTCACCATTTGTTGATGAACAACAAGGTGAATGTACATTAGGTCATGTTATATTTGAAGACGGAGTAATGACAGTTGGTGAGTCACAACAAAACTTACAAAAATTTTTACATCATCACCCTAAAAAAGGCAGTATATTTGCTGAGTGGGATCAAAAAGAAGTTGCTCAAGATGACTTAGCAGATTTAGATGCGGAACTAGAAGCAATGACTGCTGCTAAAAATATGGAACTAGATCATGCTGAAGCAGTTTTAAGAGTTGAAAAAGGATCTGAAGTTGCAACATTGAGCTCTAAAGAATTAAGAAGAGACTTATTATTAATGGCTAGAAGAAATCCAAGTAATTTCTTAGCAATTGCTAATGATGAAAATGTTGGATTAAGAAACACAGCTATTAGAGCAGTTGAACAACACATAGTGAAACTATCACAAGACCAAAGAACTATTCATTGGGGATCAAATGATAGAAAACTATTGACTGTTCCTTTTGATGAAAATCCATATTCAGCTATGGCCGCGTGGTTCAAAACTGATGAAGGTGTAGAAGTTTTCAGAACAATTGAGAAAAAGTTACAATAACATGTAACTATAATTATAGTGAAGGGTCACTTTGGTGGCCCTAATCACTATTAACTAAAATATTAAAATGGCAATAAACGTAAATACTGTATATCAAACCGTTTTATTAATACTAAACAAAGAGCAGAGAGGTTATATGACACCTGTGGAGTTTAATAAAACAGGTACTCAAGCTCAGTTAGAAATATTTGAAACATATTTTGATAGCTTAAATCAGCAAATACGTATTCCACAAACAGATACAGATTATGCAGATAGAGTAAGTAATCTTGATGAAAAAATCTCTATATTTAAAACATCTGGTAACGCAAGTTATCAGAATTCTTTGTTTAATATACCTTCACAATTTTCCGGTTCAGGAAAACAACAAACAACAACTACACCCGCAAATACAACTGCAGCCACATTGTCTTATACTATAAATGGTATCACAGCAGCTCAAATAGCTGATGGTGTTATCAATGTTTTTGTTGGCGGTACATTGTTATCAGAGTTTGATTATAGTATATCAGGAACAACATTAACTTTTGCATCACAGCCTATAGCTGGAAACGCAATATTATTAGATGTTTATCCAAAAGAATTTTATAGATTAGGAAGTGTTATATATACTGCAGGATCAAAACAACAAGAATTACAAAGAGTAACTAGATCAGAGCTTTATCATTTAAATTCATCTAATTTAACAAAACCTTCTGTTAGTTATCCTATATATATTTATGAAAATAATAAATTAAATGTTTTTCCTACATCTATAGTTAACGGCGTGTCTGTTAATTATATAAGAAAACCTTTAAATCCTGTATGGAACTTTACGGCTGGAAGTGGTGCTTATGTTTACAATAATTTAACCTCTACAAATTTTGAATTACACCCAGCTGAGCAAACAGAACTTATAACAAGAATACTTTTATATGCTGGTGTTGTAGTAAAAGATCAAGAAATAATACAAGTAGCAGCCGCACAGATACAACAAGAAGAAATGAATCAAAAAAGTTAATATATGCCAAGACCAGATGGTGGATTAGTCACCGAAACTAATAGACAATATTACGCTGGAGCACAGCAGCAGTACTCAGCAACAGGAGGTGTAGGTATAACTATGACATCTACTTTTGATACAGATTTAATATTTGGAAGCTCTGATCCTACTAATGGTCAATATGGTCTGAACAACTTTTTGTTATATAAAAGTACAAATGCTTTAACATGGACTGAAATAACACCAGCTACCACAGTACAAAATGCTGTAGCAACTGAAAACGGTGGAGTTGCATCAGCAACAATACAAATAGCAGTAGCTAATGCAAATATAATAGCTGGTATGACTATATATGGTGGTGGTATAACTAATAATCCAACTGGTGCTAAAGTAGTAAGTGTAAATGGTGTTGCAATAACTTTAGATAAACCTATTGCTTTACCAGGTAATGCTACAACAGCTGTGTTATTTCAATTTGATGAACCATATTCTATGGTTAATAATATTGTTACTGCAGCTATAGATTTACCAGCTAACAATTATTTAAAAATACAATTAAAAGAAACTGCTATAGAAGAAAATTATGGTAGTTATGAATATACTAGATTAACAGATGTTATTGATAACTTTTTAATAGCATACGTAGGTGCTGGTAAATTAATACCTAGTGTAAAAAGAACTGATGTAATATTTCATGCAAAACGTGGATTACAAGAATTTAGTTATGATACGCTTAGAAGTATTAGATCACAAGAACTTACTGTAAACAATGCTCTAAATGTTATTATACCTCAAGACTATGTTAACTATGTTAGAATGTCTTGGACTGATAAGTTTGGTGTTCAACATACTATATTTCCAGCGAATACATTAACAACAGATCCTTACGCTTCACCAGCTCAAGATAATCTTGGTACACCAACACAAGATAGTTTTGACTCTAACATAACCACTACGTCACAAGTTGAAGCAGCTTGGGCATCTAATGATCCAAGAAGAATATCAGGAGCTTTTACAGCACAAGATGAAAATGCAGCAGATACTTTAAATCAAAACAATTTTTATGAATTAGCTTTAGGTCAAAGATACGGTCTTAATCCTGAAACTAGTCAGCGTAATGGTTGGTTTACAATAAATGATAGAGAAGGTAAAATATCTTTTAGTAATGATTTAAAAGGTAAACTTGTAGTTATAGAGTATATATCAGATGGAAATGCTTATGATCTTGATGCTAGAATACCTAAGTTAGCAGAAGATGCTTTATACTCTCATATTATACATTCAATATTATCTGTTAGCGCTAAAGTACCAGAATACATAGTACAAAGATTTAAAAAAGAAAGAAGCGCTAAACTAAGAAATGCTAAAATTAGATTATCAAACATTAAGCTTGATCAAATAGTTCAAGTGATGAGACAAAAATCTAAATGGCTTAAATTTTAATACATGGCTGAAATAAAGAATAGCTTTCTAAGGTCCAAGATGAATAAAGATCTTGATGATCGATTAATTCCTAACGGTGAGTATAGAGACGCAATGAATGTATCAGTGGGTAAATCTGAAGAAGAAGATATAGGCGCTTTAGAAACCGTGCTTGGTAATAAACCAATGAGTAATACTGATTTTGGTATCAACGGTCTTGAAGTTATAGGAAGCTTTACAGATAAAAGCAATAACAGAATCTATGCTTTTGTAACAGATTATGATGACACAGCTAATCTTGACACTGAGAATCCAATAGCGGCTCCAATTACAGCTAACTGTAGAATATATTATTTTACTGAACCAAATGATGTAACTCTTTTAGTTTCAGGAAGTTTTTTAAATTTTTCTAAAAGCTCTCCTATAACTGGTATAAGTTTAATAGAACAATTACTATTCTTTACAGACAATAGAAACCAACCAAGGAAAATAAATATAACAAACTCAGCTACATATTATAAAGAAGAAAGTCAACTTTCAGTTGCTAAATATAATCCATATCAACCTATTAGCTTAATTAATAAAATACAGACTAATGGTACATTAACTTTAGGTAACAATGTTATAGCAAATGTTCCAGTAACAGCAGGTGTTAAGCCTGGTATGTCATTAATATCTACAACCTCAGCTAATACAGATAAAATTGAAGCAACAGAGTTTATTTATGTTACCTCTGTGGTAGGTACTAATGTTACTTTAAATGCTAACCCTTTGTCTAATATTATAGCATCTGATAAATTATATTTTTTATCAACAACAATGACAGGCCAAGAAATATCTCCATTTTTTGATGGTGTTGCTATGCCTGGCACTACAACTTGGCCTGGTGATCCAGATTATTTAGAAACAAGATATGTAAGATTTAGTTATAGATTTCAATATGACGATGGTGAATACTCTATTATGGCACCTTTTACACAAATAGCATACATACCA